CCGCCCCACCGGCCCCCCCCACGGCCCAAGGAGAACACCCTCCATGAGCACCGCCAAAGCTACCTCACGCCGGCCCCGCGGGACCGGCTCGATCGAGATCAAGAACTGCGTCTATTACGGCACCTGGCGCCAGGATGGCCGACGAGTGAAACGGAGTCTTGGCCCGGTCCGCACCCCTGGCCGCACCGACGGTCTCACTGTCACGATGGCCGAAACGAAGCTCCGCAAGCTGATGGGCGACAGCACTCCGCCGATCACTGAGCGGATCACCGTCGCTGAGGCCGGCGACCGCTACATCGCGCGCCGCGAACTGCTCGGCCGTCAACCGTCGACGCTGCGGTCCTATCGCAACGTTCTCGCCAGGCAGATCAAGCCGCGTGCCGGTCACGTCCCGATCGTCACCCTCGAGCGCCGGCAGGTCGAGGCGATGATCGACGATCTCGTCCGCGACGGCTACACGCCGAAAACGATCCGCAACATCGTCGGGATCCTGTCCGGTATCTGCCGCTACGCCGTCAAGCAGGGCTGGGCGACGCGCAACGCGTGCGACGGTCTCGAGCTCCCGAAGGTCCGCCGCTCGACCGACATTCGGTACCTGACTCCCGACGAGCTCGAGCTGATGCTCGGCGCCGTCGACACGGATGACTATGGCCGCGTCTACCGCGCCGCCTACCTGACCGCCGCGCTCAGCGGCCTACGGTCGGGCGAGATCCGGGCGCTTCGCTGGCGCGACGTCGACTGGACGGCACGTAAGCTCCACGTCCGTCAGAACCGTGTTCGCAAGCACGTCGGCACGCCCAAGACCGCCCGATCTAGCCGCGCCGTGCCGCTCGCGACCCGCGTTGCCTCAGAGCTCGACGCGCTGTCGCGCACGACCGAGTGGCCCCGCGACGACGACCTGGTGTTCGCCAACCCCTACACCGGCGACCCGCTCGACGGCGACGCGCTGCTGCAAGCGCTCTACCGCGCCGAACAATGCGCCGGCGTCCGGCGCGTCACCTTCCACGAGCTGCGGCACACGTTCGGCACGCAGACGGCCGCGGCCGGCGTGCCGCTCACGACGCTTCAAGAGTGGATGGGGCATGAGCACATTTCGACGACGATGATCTATGCCCACTACGTGCCCGGCGAGCACGAGGCCGACATGCTCGACGCCGCGTTCCCCGACCGCGCGCAGCAGCTCGCCAGGGGGACTACCGGGGGGACAAACTGAACTCCGGGGGGACAAACTGAGGCCAACACGAGCCAACCCCGATCGACGAAATCCCCGCAAATGCAAACAAGCGCAACTTTGACCGTATCGGTTGGAACTATTCGAATCCCTCCCGCCGCACCTTTCATTTCCCTGCAAAACACGATATTCCGGTGGCCGAGGGGGACTACGAGGGGGACAAACTTGTCGACCAGCGTCGTAGGATCCGCGGCGTAACCCGACACGGAGGCCGCCGCATGAGCACCGGAACACCACCCGTCGAGCCTGATCCGCAGACCAACCCGCCGACCGATCCGCCGCCCGACCAGCTGCCGGCCGAGCCGCCCGACGACGACGGCGCCAAACACGACGACGCCAAGGACGACGACGAGGACTAGCCCGGCCCGATGAACACGCTGCGGGACTCGCCGCTGGTCGTGACGATCATGCTGCTGGTCCTGGCCGCGATCGTCGTCATCGCCGGCGCCGTCGTGACGATCATCCAGCCGGCGACGCTGTCATTCCACGACTACGTGTTCGATGTGACGATCCTGCTCGGCGCGCTCGGCGTCGGCGTCGGGCTCGGCGGCGGCGCGGTCGCCGTCGCCCGGGCCGGCAACGGCAAGGACCGTGAGTGATCACGACGCCGTCCGCCGACGTTCGGACGCTGGCCGAGGCCGCCCCGATCTCATTCCTGCTGGGACTGTTCGTCGGCTTCTGGCTGTCTAGCTTCTACCGGATCGTTCGCCGGCAGGCGCCGGCTCGGCATGACGTCGGCAACGGGCGCGACACTGACACGCATGGCGCTGACCGCTAAGCAGCGCGCCAAGCTACCGAGCTCGGCGTTCGCCTACCCGTCGACACGCAAGTACCCGGTCCCGACCAAGACGCAGGCCAAGCGCGCCGGGATCTCAGAACGCCAACGGCTCGGGCTGCACCGCAACGCGCTATCCCGAGCCGCGCAGAAGGGCACGGCCGGCAGCTATCGGCATGTCGCCAAGCACGTCGCCCGCCGGTCGAGCGGCAAGGTCACGCCGTCACGCAAGCGATGACCACGGTCGCGCTCACACCGCAGCAGCAGCAGGCTGCCCGCAACGCCGCCGTCGCCGCCGCGACGCTGGCGCTCAGTCACGAACCGTTCGTCCACTACACCCAAGACTCGCGACGCTGGCAGGGGATCGACCAGCGGCTCGACGCCAGCCGCGGCCAGTACCCGAACTACGCCGACTGCTCGTCGTTCGTGACCTGGTGCATATGGAACGGGATCTACCTGCCATACGGGATGGAGGACGTCGTCAACGGCCAGGGCTGGCAGGCCGGCTACACCGGCACGATGCTGCAACACGGCACCGCGATCAGTCGCGCATCTGATCTGCTGCCCGGCGACGCTGTGATCTACGGCGCTGCCGGCTCGACCGGCGCGCACACCGCGATCGTCGTGGCGTCCGGCTCGACGCCAACCGTGATCAGTCACGGCTCAGAGGCCGGGCCCTACCGGCTGGCCTACAACTACCGGTCCGACGTGCAGTCGCTGCGCCGCTACATCGACGGCAACCCACACCAGGCAAGCGGCGGCACCGCACCCGCACCGACACCCCCACCAACGGAGGAGCCCGTCGTGGCAATCTCAGCAGTCGTCAAACAGGACGGACGCATCGAGGTGTTCTGTCAGACCGAAGGCAAAGACCAGGACACCGTTTGGCACACCTGGCAGGTCGCCAAGAACGGCGGCTGGACCGGCTCGGAGAAGGGCAAGGTCACGACCTGGCAGAACATGGGCAAGCTCGGCAAGTAGCGACGCCGAGACGACGCGGACACCCGCCCCGCCCCCCTGTCGTCGGTCGTCGCGCCGGCGGTTTCTCGGGCCGTTGGTCGTGTCATCGTTCGTTTGTCCCGCCGTCAGACTGGCGGTTGGCGGCGGGGCGTTTTTTGTGGGGACGCGCGCCGGAACGCGCCCACTTTTCGGTGATTTTCCCCCCTTTTCGACTGGTCTAGTTGACATCACCCTACGATCGCAACTATCACCGCCGGGTCGCCGCGCTTCGCCAGGGACCGCCCGTTCCGTGCGCGCACTGCAAGCGGCGGCGCGCGACGACGCTGGATCACTATCCGCCGCTGGCGATGCACGCGCACCGACCGAACAGCGGCTGTTGCCGGCTGATCCCGTCGTGCGAGCCGTGCAATCGCCGCGGCGGCGACCAGGTCGCTAAGGGGATCTGGCGGCCAAGCCTGGCGGTCGCGGCGACCGAGCCCGAGCCCGAGCGCGACGGGATCCCGGCGTCGCATCGGTGCTGGCGGGTCGCGTGGCTGCGCGAGCTCGTCGACACGATGCCGGCGGACGCGACCTGGCCGCGGCTGATGACGGTCCCGCATCCGCGGGCCGTCGGGTCGCTCGGCGGCGAGCTCATCGCGTGGGCGCAGGCGCGCGAGGGGCGTCCGCTGCGCTGGTGGCAGCGGCTGGTCGCGGTGCGGCTGCTCGAGGTCGACGCCGACGAGCTGCTGGTGTGGGAGACCGCCGTGGTGTCGACGGCCAGGCAGGTCGGTAAGTCGTGGCTGCTGCGCGAGCTGGCGCTGTGGCGCGCACACCAGTCCGAACGGTTCGGCGAGCCTCAAGACGTCCTGCACACGGGCAAGGACCTGGCCGTCTGCAAGGAGGTCCAGCGGCCGGCGCGGATCTGGGCCAAGGCGCGGCGCGACGAGTATCGCGTCCGCGAGGTCAACGGCCAGGAAGAGATCGAGCTGATCGCCGACGGGTCGCGGTGGATGCTCAGGGCCAAAGAGGCCGTGTATGGCTATTCGGTCGCGCTGGCGCTGGTCGACGAGGGCTGGAAGGTCCGCGCGAGCAGCGTTGACGAGGGGTTGACGCCGACGATGGCCGAGCGCGAACAGCCGCAGCTCGTGTTGCTGTCGACGGCGCACCGCCGCGCTACGTCGCTGATGCTCGAGCGGCGCGCGATGGCGCTGGACACGCTCGAGACCGGCGACGGCGACCTGATCGTCGAATGGTCGGCGCCGGCCGGCTCGAGCCACGAGGACCGGCAGGCGTGGCGGCTGGCGTCGCCGCACTGGTCGCCGCGGCGCGAGCGGCTGATCACCAACGCGCACGCGAAGATGATGGCCGGCGAGATCGAGGATCCCGACGAGCCCGATCCGGTCGAGGCGTTCCGCGCGCAGTGGCTGAATCAGTGGCCGCGCAAGCTCGCCGAGCCGTCGGGGCCGACCGAGCCGCTGCTGGGCGACGGCGTCTGGACGGGGCTGCGCGCCGACGAGCGGCTCGACGCCGACGGTCCGATCTGGGTCGCGGTCGAGGACGACTACGGGCTCGGCGCGGCGGTCGCGTGCGCGCGACGGCTCGGCGATGGGCGGATCGAGGTCGACGGCTGGCTGCATGGAGACTGGGACTCGGCGATCGTGTCTGTGGAGGCGCTGGCGGCCGCGTACAGGGTCCGGCGGCTGCTGGTCGGCGCGTCACTCATGGACCGGATCCCGGCGGTGCTACGCGCGCTGTCAGAGGCCAGGACGGGCGCTCAAACGCGCGCCGGCCTGTCGCTGCTGCGCGATTTGGCGAACAGCGGCCAGGTCGCGTATGACGACGCGCCCGAGCTCGCCGGCGCGATCGGCGTGGCGATGGTCCGCGAGGCGCCGACCGGGCTGCTGCTGGTGACCAAGGGGCCGACGCATCTGGTCCGCGCGTTGACGTGGGCGGTCGCCGCGGCGCACAAGCCGGCGCTCGAGCCCGCGATCCACTAGTGCACGTAAGACCGCGTTATCGAGCGTGCTCGTAATCCGGGTCGTATTCGATTAGCGCCTCCCACGCGGGCATCTCAGCCTTGTCGAACTCGCCAAAGCGGTCGGCCAGATAGCGCCATGCGCGGTCACGTTCGCCCGCGTCCTGCATGTCTGCGAACAGGCGACGCAGGTTCTCTAGCAAGTCAATGCCCTCTGACAGTCGGCTCAGTTCGGGTGATAGGTCCATCGTTCCTCAGCTTTCCGTAACGCGCGATTATCGGACGAGCTCGTCGGGGCGGGTGACGATCAGCGCGAGCCCCGCTTGCCACCAGATCGCGCGGGTCTGGTCGAGCAGCGCGTCGGCGATCTCGGAGTCGGTCTCGTACCCGTAGGTGTGGATCGTGCTGGCGTCGTCGGCATCGGTGAGGATGACGATCGCGCGCTCCATCACCGGTCTAGACGTGGCCGTTGTACGGCCGCAAACAGACGTTGACGGCGTGACGCTGGGCGCCCCGTGTGAGGCCGGCGCTGACGGTCATCGTCGCGCGCAACTGCCCGCGGCCGTCGACGTAGAACGGATGCCATTCGAGGTAGTGCACGCTGGTCGCATCGAACGGCCGGGCGAAGTACGCGCGGCCGCCGCGGCCGTGATCGACGACCTGCAGCGCGCCGGCGTCGTGGCGCAGACAGCGCGCGATCTGCTTCGACGCGGCGGCCGGCGTGGCGGCCGTCGCGACCGCGGGGACGGCCAGGGCGAAGATCACGGCGAGGATGGCGGCGGCGGCCCGCATACAAGGCATTTACGTATAGCGGGGCCATCGGTTACAACTTGCGCTAGATGACGCTGTTTCGGTCGATCCGTCCGCCGGACGATGTAACGCCGAATCCGAACGACCCGGCGGACGTCCCGCCCGCGACCGTCGGACCGCCGAGCGCGACCCCGGGCGACCCGCACGGCGTCGTGGCCGAGGGCGACGCCGCCCCGTCGATCCCGCCGCCGACGATCGTCCCGTCCGCCTGGTCGGGCTGGCCGGCGGACTGGTGGCCGCCGATGTGGGGCGGGCGGCTCGACGAGCTGACCGACACCGCATGGATGTGCCTGGACCTAAACAGCTCGATCCTCGCGACGATGCCGCCCTACCTCGTCGGCGCCGCCGAGTCGATCGACGCCGGCTGGACGCGCAACCCCGACCCCGACACCTACACGTCCTGGGAAGAGTTCGCCAAGCAGCTGTTCTGGGACTACATGCTCGGCGAGGTGTTCGTGATCGCGACCGCCTGGTATGCGACCGGCTATCCGGCCCGGTTTCACGTCGTCCCGCCGTGGGCCGTCAACGTCGAGATGGGCGACGGCGTGCGGTCCTATTCGATCGGCAATCTCGACGTCACCCGCGACCTGCTGCACGTCCGCTACAAGAGCACGGTCGACGACTGTCACGGACACGGGCCGCTCGAGGCCGGCGCCGCCAGGCTCGTCGCCGAGCAGCTGCTGTCGCGCTACGTGACGCAGTTCGCCGCCAATGGCGGGATCCCGACCGGGATCCTCACGCACCCCGAAGAGCTGACCGCCAAACAGTCCGCCGACCTGCAGGCGCAATGGATCCAGGCCAGGGCCGCGAACATGGGCGCGCCGGCGGTCCTGTCGGGCGGCGTCGCGTGGCAGTCGGTCCAGGCCAACCCGAAAGAGACCGCGCTGGTCGATCTCGGGCAGCTGACCGAATCGAGGATCGCGGTGCTGCTCGGCGTCCCGCCGTACCTCGTCGGATTGCCATCCGGCGCCGACCAGTCGCTGACCTACTCAAACGCCAGCGGCCTGTTCGACTATCACTGGCGCGCCGGGCTGCGACCGAAGGCGCAAACGGTGATGGCGGCGCTGTCGGAGTGGGCGCTGCCGCGCGGGACGGCCGTCGAGGTCAACCGCGACGCCTACGTCGAGCCCGAGCCCTACCAGCGCGCGCAGACCGCGCAGATCCTCAACAACATTCGCGACCCGCAAGGCAACCCCGCCTTGACCGTCGACGAGATCCGGGCCGCCGAGCGGCTGACCGTCGCCGGCGCGTCCGGGCTCGTCCCGGAGGTAGTGACCAATGAGTGAGACCGACGCCGAGCTCGTCGAGCTCGAGACCGACGACCGCCCCGCGGGCGAACTGTGGATCCGGACCGCGCAGCTCGTCGACGTGTCATTCGCCGACCGGACGATCGAGCTGATCGTGATCCCCTATGACACGCCGACGCTCGTCGGCTACAACGGCCGGATGGTGCACGAGACCGTCCGCCGCGGGTCGTTTGACGGGATCGAACGGCGCGCCAACCGCGTCCGCGTCAACCGCGAACACGAGCGCATGCAGACCGTCGGGCGCGCCGTCGCGTTTCACCCGTCGCGCGACGAGGGGCTCGTGTCAGAGGTCAAGATCGCGCGGACGCCGCTCGGCGACGAGACGCTCGAGCTCGCCGCCGACGGTTGCCTCGACGCGTCCGCCGGATTTCTGCCGATGGCCGGCGGCATGCGGTGGCTCGAGCGGTCCGCCTACGAGGTCACCAAGGCGTGGCTCGGGCATATCGCGATGACGTCCGAGCCCGCGTATGAGGGCGCCAGGGTGCTCTCCGTCCGGTCTGCCGACGGCGACCCGCCGCTGTCGGCGACCCCGAACCTCGACCAGTGGCGCGCGATGGTCGCCGATGACCGACTGGCCGCTTTGGTACGTTCCGGCCAAGCTCTTAGCTGAACTACCAGCCGTTGTAGACCACTGGGTGGGCCGGCTGTTGCGGGGGACGCAGGGCGTCACGAACTATCCGACGCTTTGAAGGAGACCCCGAATGGGAGCAGGAGACGCACTACTCGCCCGCTACCAGGCCGAGATAGAAGAGCGCAGCAAGTTCATCGACGGGATCGTCGAGGCCGCCGAGAAAGACGGCCGCGACCTGACCGAGTCCGAGATGACGCAGCTTGCCCGCACCCGCGACCGGATCGGCGAGCTCAACGACCAGGTCGCGCCGCTGCAGTCGACGATCGCGCTCGCGGCGACGTCGCGCAAGCGGACCGCCGAGATCGCGCAGCAGTTCGCCGAGGCGCGCGACCCCGCGGCCGCCAAGCCGTTTGAGTACCGGTCCGCCGGCGAGTACATCATCGACGTGTGGCGGTCCGGGCTCGGGATCGAAGAGGCGCGCGAGCGGATGGACCTGTTCAAGCGCGCCGCCGCGCACCAGACGACGGCCGATAACCCCGGCCTACTGCCCGAGCAGATCCTGGGTCCGGTCGTCAACTTCATCGACGCCAGCCGGCCGATCGTGTCGGCGCTTGGGCCACGCCAGCTCCCGTCGGGATCCTGGTCGCGGCCGCAGGTCACCCAACACACACAGATCGGCGTCCAGGCGGGCGAGAAAACCGAGCTCGTCAGTCGCAAGATGACGATCAACAAGGTGCCGGTCACCGCCAAGACGTTCGGCGGCTACGTCAACGTGTCGCGCCAGGACATCGACTGGACACAGCCGGCGATCATGGACCTGGTCATCAACGATCTCGCCGCCGAGTATGCGGTCGAGACCGAGAACGCGACCGCCGACGATCTCGCCGCCGCCGCGACCGCCGGGCCCGTGATCCCGACCGGGCCGACCACGGGCGACGCCGTCGCCGCCGCCGTGTGGACCGCCGCGGGGCTGGTCTACGCGGCGACGAAGGGGCAAGGCCGGCTGCTGCTCGCGTGCTCGCCCGACATGCTCGGACTGATCGGCCCGCTGTTCGCGCCGATCAACCCGACCAACGCGCAGTCGACCGGCTTCAACGCCGGACAGTTCGGAACCGGCGCGATGGGCGCGATCTCAGGGATCACGGTCGTCTGTTCCGCCGGCCTGAACACCGGCACGATCCTCGTGCTGTCAACCGCCGCCGCCGAGGTCTACGAGGACCGGATCGGCGCGCTGCAGGTCGTCGAGCCGTCGGTTCTCGGCGTCCAGGTCGCCTATGCCGGCTACTTCGCCGACCTGCCGCTGGCGCCGACCGGGATCATCAAGATCACCAAGACCCCATGAGCGAGCTATACGCCCCCAACCAGCAGGTCGTCCGGCCGGACGGATCCGGCCCGGCCGAAGAGGGCACCGGCGGGTCGACGCCCGAGCCCGGGCCCGAGCCGACCGACAACCTCGACGCGATGACCAAGGACGAGCTGATCGCCTACGCCGGCGCGCACGGCGTCGACGTCGACGCGTCGATGACCAAGGCCGACATCAGGGCGGCGATCGGCGCCTGATGGCATACGCGACCGTTGACGAGCTCGCAGCCGCGCTGCGGATCGCGGTCACCGCGGCGAACGGGGCAGGCCTGCAAGCCTGCCTCGACGCCGCCGCGATCGAGATCGACGACACCGTCGACCGGATCGACCCGATCCCCGACGGCGACCCGCTGGCCAACCGCGTCAACGTGCTGCGCGGCGTCGAATGGTTCAAGGCCAACGACGCCGCGTTCGGCGTGATCGGCATCTCGGATACGGGCACGTTGCAGGCGCCGCGTAACACGATGCGCCGGCACGAGATCGAGCTGCTGCCGCTCAAACAGCAGTTCGGGATCGCCTGATGACGACGGTCGGCGACGTCGACGAGCTCGAGCCCGACGGCGCCGGGCCCGTCGTGATGGCGCCGCTGACGCTGCTGCGCCACCAGGCCGCCGACGCGCTGCAGCCGGCCGACGAGACCGATCCGGTCGTGCTGACCGAGATCGTCGACTCGCTCACGCCGCCGGCGCTGATGGTGATGTGGGACGACCCCTGGCTCGAGCCGGGCGCGACCCGCCCGACGATGGCGCAATGCATGTGGCGCGCACGGCTGCGGATCGTCTGTGTCGCGTGGCGGCTCGAGCCCGGCTCGGGCTATGACGAGCTGTCCGAGCTCGTCGCCTACACGCTCGGGCGGATGCGCGACGACGGCTACCCGTGGACGCTGGACCGCGTGTCCGCGCCGACGCAATTCGACCTAGCCGGGATCACCTACCTGGCCGCGACCGTCAACTACTGGACCGAAACCTCGATCTGAAGGGAGCCCAACGTGGCCGAACCGATGCCGCTGATCCTCACCGACGCATCGATCAAGATCAACAGCAAAGAGCTCGCGTGTCTCGCCAATCACGTCGAGCTGTCACCGGACACCAGCGTCACGACGCTGGACACGATGTGCGGATCCCGGGACTATCCCGGCACCGTCAAATGGTCGCTTGTCGCGACGCTCTACCAGTCGTTTGACACCGACGCGACCGAGCAGGTCCTGTCGGACGCCGTCGACGCGTACAAGACCGACGGGACGCTTGCGACCTACGAGGTGCTCGGCTACAAGGACCGGCCCGTCGGCCCGGACAACCCGTCCTGGACGGGCAACGTGATCCCCAAGGACTACGCGCCGATCAACGGCGACGCCGGCGACGCGTCGACGGTCGACTTGGAATGGTCGTGCGCCGAGGCGCCGACTAAGTCAACGACCCCGACCCCGTAGCCGCCCGATGGCCGGCGAGGTCGTCCAGATCAAGATCAAGGGGATCCGGCAGCTGAACAGCGGGTCGGTCGTGCTGTTTCACCACATCGAGCATGCGACCGACACGCAGGCAATCAGGGTCACCGCCGGGCAGACCGCCGACACGATCCGCGCACGGGTGCCGCGGCTGACCGGCCGGCTCGCCGCGTCGGTCCACGACGCGATGCGCGGCCACGTCGGGCAGGTCGAGATGGGCGAGGGGCTCGCGTACGGCCGCTGGATCGAGTTCGGCCAGTGGGGCGGGCGCAAGCCGCGCGCCGGCCGGTACGTGTACCCGACCGCGAAACGGACCGAGCGGGCGTTTCGCAAGCATTGCGAGACCGCCGCCAGCTCGGAGATAGGAAGGATGCATTGGCCGACACCAACCTGATAGCGGCGCCGACCGAGGTCGTGATCCATCGCGCCGACATGGCTAACCCGCGGTTTACGCCGCGCGAGCTGCGGCTGATCCGCGAGACGCTCGGCCGGTCGTTCTCGTCGGTCCTGGCCGACGAGGAGTCCGACGACAAGTTCGTCGTCCTGGCGTGGCTCAAGCTGCGCCGCGACGGGCACGAGCTCGCGTGGGAAGAGATGGACGACGTCGTGCTGACGTTCGTCACCGCTGAGCCTGAGGCGGCGCCGGACCCTATGAACGGGCAGCCGCCCACAATCTCGCCGCGTTCTGCCGGTTCTGGCGAATGACGCCGCGCGACGTCGACCGGCTGACCGACGTCGAGCTGCGCGCGTTCTGGGAATACGCCGAGCGCGAGAGCCGCGATCAGCAGCGCGAGGCGCGTAAGGCCGCCCGGAGGCGCTAGGCGATGGCTAACCCCGCGGTCGTCGTCGATTTCGTCGCCAACACGAGGGACCTGCAGGCGGGATTCCGGTCGGCGTCGTCGGCGTCGACCGGTTTCGGATCCAAGCTCAAGAGCCTCGCGAAGGGTGCCGCGATCGCTGCCGGCGGCGCCGGGCTCGCCGGGCTGACCGCCGCGGTCAAGATCGGGATCGACGAGTTCACCGAGCACAGCAAGGTCGCGGCGCAGACCGTGGCCGTGCTCAAGAGCACGCACGGCGCCGCGAACGTGAGCGCCAAAGCGATCGAGGATCTCGCCGGCGCGCTGATGAAGAAGTCGGGCGTCGACGACGAGACGATCCAGTCGGGCGAGAACCTGCTGCTGACGTTCACCCGGATCCGCAACGAGGCCGGCAAGGGCAACGACATCTTTACCCGGGCGACGAAGACCGCGCTCGACATGTCGGTTGCGCTCGGACAGGACATGAAGACCAGCGCGTTGCAGCTCGGCAAGGCGCTAAACGATCCGATCAAGGGCGTCACCGCTTTGCAGCGCGTCGGCGTGACGTTCACGGCCGGGCAGAAGGAAACGATCAAGAGCCTGGTCGAGCATGGCAAGACGCTCGAGGCTCAGAAGGTCATCCTGGCCGAGCTCAATAAGGAGTTCGGCGGATCCGCGGAGGCGCTGGGTAAGACGCTGCCGGGCGAGATCAACATCGCCAAGCAGACGTTTAACAACTGGATGGGCGACCTGGTCACCAAGGCGATCCCGGTCATCCAGAACCTGATTCAGCTGCTCCGCGACAACTGGCCAACGATCAGCGCCGCAATCACGTCGGCGTGGAACACGATTGGTCCGATCTTCGCCGCGCTCGGCCAGGACATCGCCGCCGCCGCGAAGCTGATCCGGGACAACTGGTCGACGATCGGCCCGATCGTGATGGGCGCCGTCGTGCAGATCCAGACGGCCGCGAGCATCATCGTCCCGGTCCTGAAGCTGCTCGCCGCGCTGCTCCGGGGCGACTGGTCGCAGGCGTGGCAGCAGCTCAAGGCCGTGATCGTCGCCGTGTGGAACGGGATCGTGACGACGATCACGACGCAGATCGCCACGATCAAAGCGATCCTCACGCTAGCGTGGAACGCGCTGAAGGCGCTGACGTCGACGATCTGGGCCGGGATCCGCGCCGCCGTCACCGCCGCGCTCAACCTGATGGAGACCGCCGTCACCGGCACCACCGGCACGATTAAGAGCCTGATCACGACCGCGTGGAACACGATCCGCAACACGACGAGCTCGGCATGGAGCAGCGTCCGCGCGACCGTCAACGACGTGATCGGCGACGTCAAGGGGTTTATTCAGGGGCTCGCGTCGTGGCTGTCCGGCACCGGGCACAATCTGATCTCGGGCGCCGTTAGCAAGATCAAGGCCGTGTTCTCGGATATTCGCGACGGCGCGGAAACGGCCGTGTCCGGGGTCAAGAGCGCGATCAATGGGCTGATCGGATTCCTCGAGGGGATCGTCGGGCGCGTGAGGTCCGCCGCGGGGTCGGTCGCCAATGCGATCAAGTCGCCGATCAACGCCGTGATCGGCGCGTGGAACAGCCTCGAGTTCCCGCGCGTGTCGATCTCGATCCCGTCGGTCAAGGTGCTCGGCCACAAGATCGGCGGCGGGTCGTTCGGATTCGGGCCCGTCGGATTCCCCGACATTCCCTACCTTGCGGCCGGCGCGGTCGTCGACCAGCCGACGCTCGCCGTGATCGGCGAGCAGGGCCGCGAGCTCGTCACGCCCGAAAACCTGCTGCGGCAGATCCTCGCCGAGACCCGTCCCGAGGTCCGCGTGTTCATCGGCGACACCGAGCTGCGAGGCATCGTGCGGGCCGAGGTCGTCGACGCGAACACTGGGCTGGCCAGGACGCTGCTCGCCGGCGGAGCGGCCTGACGGATGGCTCTCACCGCCACTGTAGAGCCGGAGGTCAAAAACGTGCGGCTGGACTACGCCGCGCCGGCGACGGCCGTGTCGGTCACGTTCACTCGCACCGGCCCGTCGGGCGTCCCGGCCGGCGTCCGCGGCTGGCAGAACACGACCGTGACCGGGGGCAGCACGGTGATCGCTCGCGACTTTGAAGCGCCGATCGGCGTGCCGCTCACCTACACCGCCCAGGCCAAGAACAGCTCCGGCGCCGTGATCGGCACGCAGACCACGACGATCACGATCCCGTCAGGCGGCGTCTGCGACATGTGGCTAAACGACCTGGCCAGAGTCGGCAACACGCTCAAGATCACGATCGACAGTCTGCCCGAGCTCGACTACGTGCTGTTTACGTCAGTGCACGACGTGATCGACCGGCGCGACCCGATCGTCTCGTCGGACATCGCGCACACCCCGGCGTTCACGCTGTCGTTTGTGACCGACACGCTCGACGAGCGCGACCAGGCCAAGTCGGCGCTCGGCAACGGCGTCCCGGTCCTGTTGCGCACGCCGCCCGACGATGGGATCGGAAACCTGTATTTCGCCGTCACCGACTACAAGGAACAGCGGGTCGTCCAGCCGGCCGACATGCCGGCGCGGCTGTTCGTCGTCGACGGCCGCCAGGTCCAGCGGCCCGACCCGACCCTCTATCAGCCGATCGCCCCCGCGACCTACCAGTACGTCAAGGACACGTTCGCCACCTATGCCGACCTGAAAGCGCAGCGGGTCAACTACGACGCCGTCCTGTACGACTGGACGGGCGCCCAGCCGTCCGACGTCGTCCCGTGGCTGCCCGACGACGTCTGATGCAACCCGCGTCCGCACAGTTTTTCGAGTCGCTGCGGTTCTCGCACGTGATCGCGGTCGCGTGCGAGCTGATCTTTCCCGGCAAGACCGACGCCGACGCGATCAGTGTCCCTGTCGAGGCGGGCAGTATCACGATCGACCGGACCGCGCAGAACCGCCGCGCCGGGACGATCACGATCCCATGGTCGCTGGACGCCGGCGAGGATCTCGGGATCGACATTCGCACGCTCCCGCTCGGCGGCTACGCGCTCGTGCACCGCGGCTTGCGGTATGCCAGCGGTCAGACCGAGCTGATCCTGCTCGGCCGGCTGCGGGTCGAATCGGTCACGTGGGACACGCTGGCCGCCAGCGCGTCACTCGAGCTCGCTGACCGTAACGCGCAGATCGCCGACGAGCCGTTCACCGCCCCCTATGCCGCCGCCGGGCAGACGCCGGCCGGCGCGGCCGTCGGGATCGTCCAGGGCGTGTTCGGCTCGACGATCGCCTACAACTGGCCATACAACCCGCCGGGCCTGCTCGGCGACGTCACCTACACCGGCCAGCGGACCGACGCGCTGTCCGCGCTCGAGCAATCCTATGCCGCCGAAACGTACTTTGACGCCAACGGCGACTTCGTGTTCGCCTCAAAGCCCGGCGACACCGACCCGGTCGTGTGGACCGTCGACGCCAGCCCGACCGGCGTGATGATCAACGCGCAAGAGAGCCTAGACCGGACCGGCATCTACAACGGCGTGCTCGTCACCGGGCAGGGTGACGCCGACCAGCCGCCCGTTACCGGCCTGGCCGTCTACGACGATCCCGGCAGTCCGGTCCGCTGGGGCGGCCCGTTCGGCAAGGTCGCGTTACTCGCCGACTCGACCAGCGTCACGACATCAGACGAGGCCGTCGCGACCGCACAGTCGCTATTGAACCTTCGTCTCAAGCAGACCCGGTCGCTGAACCTGACCGCCGCGCCGAACCCCGCGCTCGAGGCCGGCGACACGATCGCCGTCGACTTTCCCGACGGCCGCAACGAGACGCATCTGATCGACTCCACGACCATCGACCTGTCGACCGCCGCGCAGACCATCACAACCCGGACACTGTTCGCGCCCGCCGCCGGCCCGGCCGTACAGACCGACCGGCTCTATTACGGCCGAGACGCGTGGCGCGAAGCGCAGGATGCGCAACTGGTGGCCGCGTGAGCACGGTCCCCGCCAGCCGCACGCTCGAGGGTGTGCTCCGCGCCGCGCTCGAGCCCGGCAACCCGCTAAAGGTGATCGTCGGCACCTACGCGACCCTGGCGAGCACCGACCCGTGCTACGCCAACATCGAGATCGCCGGCGCCGTCTACCAGGTCCCGCAGCTAAACGGGATGGCCGCGCAGCCCGCCGGCAGCCCGGCCTATCTGCTCGCCGACAACACGCGCATGTGGGTACTCGGGACCGTCACCGAAACCGCCGGCACCGGCACGCCAGGACCAGCAGGACCGACCGGCCCGACCGGACCAGCGGGACCAGCGGGCCCGGCCGGACCGGCCGGCGCGACCGGCAGCGCCGGACCAGCAGGACCGACCGGCCCCGCCGGGCCGACGGGACCAGCCGGCGCGACCGGACCGCAGGGCCCGTCAGGCGCGTCGACATTCGTGTCCGGCAGCGGCGCGCCGACCGCGGGGACCGGCGCCGACGGAGCGATCTACATGGACACCGCCAGCGGCCGCGTCTGGGGACCCAAGGCCGCCGGCGCGTGGCCCGGCGCCGCGTTCGGCCGCGTCGTCCCGCTCACCCCCACCTACGCGCAGATCAAGACCGGATAAGGAGAACCACGATGGGCCAGACGACGCTCTACCTGCTGCCATATCCCGAGCCGGCCGAGGTCGCCGACGTCCCGGCCGACATGAAGAAACTGGCCGACAAGGTCGACGGGCTATTACGCCCCCCGAGCGTAACGACGCTCCCGTCCAGTCCGACCGACGGCCAGGAGGTCTATTACAAGCTGGCCAGCGGCGGCTACTGGCACCTTCGCTATGGGGCGAGTAACGCCGGCTCCTACAAGTGGGATGCGGTCGGCTCATCCGCTCCGTTGTCGGCGGCCGGCGCCGGAGGTCAGACCGTCAACTCTGGCGGGGCCGGGACGTTCATCGCGTGGCCGAGCGGCCCGCAGATCACGCTTCCGCTCGGCGGGATCTACCGCTACAGCTTCCAGTTCGGCTGGCAGCTACAGACGGCGGCGCTCAGCGAGGCTGACGTGCGCGTGCAAACGTCGGCTGGTGTCCCGATCACTCCCAACAAGGCCAAAGAGGTCCGCACGACTCAGTGGCAGGCGTCTGTCACGCACTTCGAGGAAGCCGCGTCGATGGGGGCGGCCGGGACGATATTGCAGCTCGGCGTCGCGACGAGCGTAAGCATCGCCCTGCTCGGTGCCGACCCGCCGCCGACGATGCTGCTAACGCCGATCCAGGTCGGCTGACGCAAGTTGCGCTCGCGCCGCGGCCAGCTCGGGCTCGAGCTCGCCGAACAGACTGTCGCGATAACGCGCGAAGCTGACCGGCACGACCAGGTCGCGATCGGAACGGCGCAGGCTCGCGGCGATCAGCCCGTCGCCGCTGAACGACTCGCCGACCGTGTGCTCCGCAACCACATGCGCACCGACGCTCTCAAGCAGCGCCAGACACCGCTGATGCGTCATCGGATCACCGGAAATCGAATGATGATGCGTCGAGACCACGACAAACCGGATCCGCCCCGCAGCCAACAGGCTCGCGGCTCGCTCAACCACGTCGAGCTCGGAGCCCTGCACGTCGACCAGCAACAGGTCGATCGCCCCAAGGCGCTCATCCTCCAACAGTCCCGCGACGGTCACGACCGGCAGTTCGCGCTCGACATTGTCGCTTTCGCAGACCAGCCGCGCGCGGCTGCCATGCGCACCGCCGACGGCCGCCTGAATCAGTCGCGCATCCAGCCCGTTAAGCGCAAGGTTCACACGGCCGACGTCAAGGTTGCCCGGATCGGGCTCGACCAGCACCACCCGGAGGCCGAGCGCGCGCGTCGCCCAGATCGAGTAATAGCCCCAGAACGCCCCGAGCTCGACGATCGCTCCGGGCTGCGGACTCGGATCCTCGCGCAGTCGCTGCACGATGTGATGAAACGCGAGCTCTTCTTGGGGCTCGTGATGGCCGCGCAACCGGCGGATGATCTCGGTCATCCAATCGCCGTGGTAGCAGCCCGCGACGATCCGCGTTCCTTCGTGCATCACCTGCACCCGCACGCCGTTCTCGTCCTTGATCGCGCCGGCGTCAGCAACCTTGGGGATCGGGTCGGCGTCGCGGCAGGAGACCGTCAACGCCACCCGCCGCGCCGCCGGCTCCGGCAGGTTGACGGTCATCTAGGCCGCGGCGCTGTCGTTTGTCGCGTCGTCGGGCTGCGAAAGCGCGAAGTACCGGTCGGCGGGCACATCGAGAACCCGAGCGAGCAACAGGCGATGCTGTTCGCTCGGCAACGAGCTGCGGGTTTCCCAAAGACTGATCCGAGTCGAATAGCGTGGGCCGCCCGCGGCCGCCAACGCATCCACTAGATCTTGCTGGGTCCACCCTTTGGCGAGACGATCTCTTCTGATCCGCGGACCTACCCGCTGCAACAACACGCTCACCGTCGAGAGTTTGACCATCTCGACGCGACACGTCGATAACGTTGCGCCGCTAGACATGATGCGGTAAGAATACGCGACTAGCAGCCCTGGCGAAGTGAGGCGCTGGGATCGAGGAGAAGGCTGCGAGGCGGGTGGACTCCCGCTGCTCCGGAGGGCCCACCAGCCCCCAGGCGCTCGTTCCGGAGCACGTAGGGAGGATGGGATGGACGGACAGCAGCAGCGGCCAGGCGGCGCGCTGGACTTCGCCGCGCTCGAGCACGACCACGATCAGGCGCACCTGATCCTGAAGGCGGGCCACCACAAAACTCCGCAGATAGCGGACTCCCAGTCTGCCAGGCTGGCCACGGTGGCCGATCTGGCCACTTATAAAGGCCGCGCGGACGTGGCACCGTGGCCGCCCGTGATCACCAAGGCGGACATCGCGCAGACGATCGGCGAGAACATCAAGCTCGGCCGCAGGCTCGCCAACGTCACACAGGACGAGCTCGCCAGCCGCATCCAGGCGCGCGACCACAACGAGATCAGTCGCTACGAGCACGCACGCCGAAAGCCTGGCTATGACCGCCTGATTCAGATCGCCGCCGCGCTCGGACAGACCGTCGACTGGATGCTCACTCCGCACGACGACGACGGCGCCGGATGACCGACCTGCTCGTGATCGCGCTCATGCTGGTCCCGTCGCTGGCCGCGGTCGTCTACACGGTCGCGCTCGCGATCCGCACCGCGATGCGCGCCCGCCGGCGACGCCGCCGGCGGCTGCGCGGGATGACCGAGGCCGAGGTCGCCGACGTGCTCGGCACGTTCGGCGTCGACATCAGCGTCTGGCCCGCCCGCGCGCCACGCAACGGCGCGACCGAAGAAACGCCATGACCGACGACGGCGACCAGCGCCAACGGGCGCGCGAGCTCGTCGGCAAAGCGCTGATCCCCGACGCCGGCCAAGGCGGGATCGCCGGCGCGTTTGACCAGCTCGAAACGCGCCTACGCCAGCCCTACGCCCGCGCGCTCACCGCCGACGACCTCGACGACATTCGCAGCTATCTGACCGCGCGGATGGACGTCATATTCGAGCTGCTCGCACCGCGGCCACCCCGACTGCGTCTGGTCAGACGCCGAGGACCCTACGTTCGAGGATCTGAAACAAAGTGACCGACGGCGACTATGCGGTGCATCCCGGTACCGGCGAGATCCTCGAGCATCTCGACCAGCAACCCGCCGAGGCGCTCGCCGAAACGCTCGACGCCGTCCGCGGTCGCCAGGACGAGCTCGACCGGTGGGCCGGGGCACTCGACCGTGAGCTACGCCGCCGGCTCAAATTGCGGTCCGCGAAACTCGCCGTGTTCGGCGACTGGGAGGTGCAGGCGCCGACCGGTAACCAGAGCGTCTGGGACGCCGACGAGCTCGAGCCGGTGCTCGCCGGGCTGGTCGCCGACGGGACCGTCCGCGCCGCCGATATCGCCGACGTGATCACGCGCCCGCCGGTCGTGTCCGTCAGCCGTGCAAACCGGCTGCTCGCCCGGCTGACCGGCGACGCGCATAGCGCCGTCGCGGCGTGCCGCACGTGGAAAGAAAAGCCCGGCAAGCTGCTCGTCGCCCGGTCGGTCCAACTTATGCCGGATGCTGAGCAGGTCCCGCCGTCACTGAGGCGAACGGCGACACACCAGGAGCACGGGCCCTCAATCGAGGGCACGGCGGCGGGACCTGCTGAACACCCGTCAGACGCGCCAGAAACCCGCGAGCGGCCATCCGTAACCGAATCCGGGCTAGACCATAGGGAGCTGTTCGCATGACCACAACAGCCTTAGAACGCGTCGTCGAGCCGCTGTTGCCGATGACCGCCGACGACGCCGCCGGCGCGATGGCCGCCTATCAGGAGCTCACCGCGCACCTGCTGACCGGCGACGACTGGCAGGGGATCCCCGGCCGCGATCAAAGCTTCGTCAAACGGTCGGGTTGGGCGAAGCTCGCGACGTTCTATGGCGTCTCGACCGAGCTGCGCGCCCGCGAGATCGACCGCGACGACGACGGCCAGATCCTCCGCGCCCGGTGCCTCGTCCGCGCCACCCACCCAAACGGCCGCTACGCCGAGGGCGACGGCGCCTGTTCGGCGACCGAACGGCGGTTCGCGCAGCCCAGCGGCCGCCAGAAACTCGAACACGACCTGCTCGCGACCTCGTTTACCCGGGCGATCAACCGGGCGACCAGCAACCTGATCGGATTCGGCGAGGTCTCAGCCGAAGAGCTCGACGGGACCATGCCCCCTACGGCCGCGCCCAGCATCCCGGCGCAGCCGTGGGGTCCCGTCACCGACTCAGACGAGCAGCTCGAACAGGCCGCGCGCGCCGTGACCGTGATCGCCGGCGACACGCCGGTAAACGCCGAACAGTTCATCCTCGCAATGGGCCAGCACTTTGACGGGATCCCCGAGGCGTGCACGACGATGCTCCGCGGGCTCGCCAGGTTCGTCGGCGACGCCCGCGCCAAACAGACGCCCGAGAACGCGCCGCCCGACCAGTCCGCCTACCACACCCACCCGACGGCCGACGACGACCCCGGCGGCCAGCAATACCACGGCGACTAGCGATGAGCTGGCTAGACGACTTCAAATCCGAGGATCGCGGCGAGCCGGTCGATGGCACGCACACCGCCGCGCTCGACGCCGCCGCCGTGCTCGACACCAAGAACGGCCGGCGGATCAAACTGACGTGGCAGACCGCCGACAACGCGCACTGGTGGGAGTCGTGGCACGGCGTCGAAGGCAAGGCGAAACCGTTCACAAAAGCCGTGCTGACCGGGCTCGGAATCGATCTCGCCGAGATTCGCAGCGAGGAACAGCTCGGCGACGAGCTCGCCGCCCGCGAGGGCCAGCTCTACGAGGTCGCGGTCGAGCACAACGGCGACTGGATCAACACGACCGTGATCGGGCCCGCCACCGACGTGCAGCTCGACTTGCCGGTCGACAACGGCGGATTGCCGGCGCCGCAGACGGCCGCTACCGAGGGTCTGTTCGACGATGACATCCCGTTCTGATGGACGGGCCGACGTACGCGGAGCTCGTCGCTGATGTGCTCGACGCGCTGACGCGCTCGAGCGTGCAAAAGACCGGCGGGCGCCTCGCGATCGGCGGGCTCGGCGCTGGTAACGGCGATTACACCGGGTGGTGTCCGACGTGTCTTGGCGGGATCGTCCGGATTCACGTGCTGGACACGATCCCGCTGCGCGTCCGTACCTGGACGTGCGAGGACGGATGCCCGCCCGAACTGATCGAAAACACGATATGGCCGAACCTGACAACGATCGCCACGATCTGACCGCCGACGAGATCGCCGCGCGCCGCCACTATCGCGAGCTGCACAAGAAACGCAAGAACGGCCGGCTACCGCCGCTGCCAGGGTTTGACGCGACCGCCGGCGACCTCCGCGACTGGCTGACCGTCGCGTTGAATCCGGCGCCCGGCTGGCGTGTCACCGAGTTTCTGCGTCACGGTCGTCAGAAAGCTGACTGGTGCGTGCTGACGCTCACCGGGCCCGACGGCAGCCGACACGCGTTCGACGTCGGCGAGCAACGATCGTTATCGCCCGCCGCCGTCGAAATGGCGATCGTCGTTGCGACCGACGGGCTATGCCGACCCGACTGCAAGCTACCCAGCGAACGCAAGGACATCGGCACGGGGCTCGTCGCGTTCGCGACCGTCACCGCCAACCAGAGCCGCGAGGCCGAGACGCGCGACTGGACCGCGCAGACCGTCGACGCCGCCGAGCCGCTGACCGGGCACACGTTCACCGCCGACGGTCGAGCCGATGCGATCAGCGCGATGCTCGCCCGCCCGAAATTCGATCTGGTCGCCGCCCGCGAATACGCCGATCAGAGCACGATCATCAAGCCACGGCCGACGCTGCTGATCGACAAAGAAACCCCCGACCAGTGGATCCGCGTCGGCGACTTCGCGACGTTCTGGCGGCACATTCTCGGCGTCGGGATCATCGGGCAACTGACGATCGACGGGCGCCTAGCGGCGATCGGTATCAAGCGACACAACCTCAACGGTCGCAACCGTGAGCGTCAGCCGCGGCGGCTATGCCTGTATCGGATCGGCACCGAGCATGACCTGTAGCAGCGTAGTAGCGATAGTCGCGTTTATACGTATGCGCGCGCGCGCGTGTCCGTGTTGTTTCACAAGACTATGGCTACTACACGACTACGGCTACTACACGACTACACGGGTGCCTCATGCCCGCTAGCCAGGGCGCCGGCCAGCGAGACAAGGGCGCCAGCGGCGAGCTCGAAGTCGTCGAGCTCGTCCGCATCTTCTGGCCACGCGCAACCCGCAACTTTGCGTCCGGTGCCGCCGGCAACAGCGACATCGCGCACGGGCCCGCCGACGTGCTGCTCGAAGTCAAACGCACCGAACGTTTACGGCTGCGCGAATCGTGGCGGCAGGTCGAGCGCGACGCGTGGGCGGCCGGGCCCGGGATCCTGCCCGTGCTCGCGACCCGTTGGAACCGCGGGCCGTGGCTGGCGGTCACCGAGCTCGACGAGCTGCTCGCGCTGCTCGCGCTCAGAGAGCGGACCTGATGGACCGGTGCCGCACGTGCAAAGCGCAGATCCGCTGGGCCGTCACCGAACAGGGGTATCCGATCCCCCTGGACGCCGAGCCGGTCGGCGACGGGAATCTGCGGCTCGCCGGCGCCCGGTTCAAGGGCGGCACGCCCCGAGCGCTGATCGTCCCCAAGGCCGAACGCGCCGGCCTGGACGGCGAGCTCTACCGGACGCATTTCGTCACCTGCCCGTTCGCCGACGAGCACCGGAAGCAATGAACGTCCTGGCTGCGATGCTCGCCGCGGTCGCCGTGCACGTCGGCGACCACTGGCAGCTAGACCGCCACCATCGCCGGCACCTAAAGCCCGACCCGGCGCCGGTCCTGACCTGGCATTCCGCGGTCGCGTCGTGGTACGCCGAGCACGGGCCCGGCGCGTGCGGGCTCGGGCCCGACGTGCAGTCCGGCTACCGGTTCGCGAGCCTGATCCTCCGGTGCGGCACCCGTGTGCGGTTCTGTCGGGCTGGCCGGTGCGCTGACGCGATCATGGCCGACCACGGGCCATATGTCGCCGGTAGGACGTTCGACCTGAACCGCGCGCTGTCGGTCGTGCTGGACTGTCCCGGCGTGTGCACCGTGAGATGGGCGGTCCTGAGCTGATGCCGCGCGGCACTGACTACAAGATCCCGCTCGTTGACCTTTTGGACGCGGCTCGTCGTCACGAGGGCGGCTGGTCGCTGCGGTCGATCGCGCGGCTGCACTGGCGGCGCTGGGAATACTCGAGCGACCGCAGTGCGCTCGAGGGGTTGCGCCGCGCGCTGCGGACGATCGACGCGCCCGTCCGCGATCGCGTCGAGGCGACGATTCTCGCGAGCACCATGCATGGCAATTCAAGCCGCGCGGCGCGTGAGCCCGGACATCCCGACCATGCCCGGTTTCTCGCGCACCGCCGGGCGACCAGGGCGCGGACGTGACCGGCCGGCTGTTGACCGTCGACGACGTCGCCGAGCTGACCGGCATGGGCCGCGACTGGATCTACGCGCAGGTCCGCGCCGGCCAGATCCCGCATGTCCGAATGGGCCGGTACGTCCGGTTTCGCGAGGCCACGATCGACGAGTGGCTCGCCGAGCTCGAGCGGCGGTCCAAGAAACCCACCCGCCTACGCGGTGTAGGATGAGGCAGCTCCCGAAAATCGGGCTCGCGCCGCGACAACGGCCGAGCCCACGGCCCAAGGAGAACACCCTCCATGAGCACCGCCAAAGCTACCTCACGCCGGCCCCGCGGGACCGGCTCGATCGAGATCAAGAACTGCGTCTATTACGGCACCTGGCGCCAGGATGGCCGAC